CCATTAAAAAAACGGCGCGGAGGTTTCCCGCAGCGTTGACCCATATTTTTATGAAGAGAACGCACTGACAGCGGCGAGGGCAGCGGCGGACGCGCTCCCGGAACAGGGATAAAGGCAGAGGAGGGAAAGAGGATGAAACTATACAGGGTGGATTACTACGAATGGAACTACACATTTTCAGATTTGTTACCGAGGCAGATGCTTTCGGTGGGGAAGGACGCGGAGGAAGCCATTGCAAACGTAAAGCCGAGGGCGGACAGCGACGCGAGGAATTTTTCCGCAAAAGAGATAAAAACGGTCATGGGCCATAAGATAATGGTCAGATAAAAGCACATACATAGCAGCGGGAAAGGGTTCCTCCGGGAGCCCTTTTCTGCTGCGTAAATTTAAGGGGAAGGAGGCGGCAAAAGTGCAGAGCGGAAGGAAACCCAAGCCCACGGCGGTCAAGGCGCTGGAGGGCAACCCCGGCAAGCGGAGCCTTAACACGGGCGGGCCGAAGCCGGAGAAGAAAGCGCCCCGCTGTCCGGCATGGCTGGAGGGCGAGGCGAAAAAAGAATGGAAGCGGATGGCGGGGCAGATGGAGAAGCTGGGCATCCTCACGGAAATAGACATGGCGGCTTTTGCCGGGTACTGCCAGGCATACGCCAGATGGAAAGAGGCGGAGGAATTCATCACCCAGCACGGCACCATCGTAAAGACGCCCTCCGGCTACTGGCAGCAGGTCCCGCAGGTGTCCATCGCACAGACCTACCTTAAGATCATGAACCGTTTCTGCGAGCAGTTCGGTCTTACCCCTTCCTCCCGGAGCCGCATCGTGGCGGAGGGCGGCGAGGATAAGGAAAGCGACACGATGGAGCTTTTGCTCTTTAAGGGAGGCGGGGGATAGTGTTTGACGAGGGAAAGGCGAAGCGTACCGTGGACTTCATTAACTGCCTGAAACATACCAAGGGGAAATGGCGGGGGCAGCCCTTTGAACTGCTCCCGTGGCAGGAGGCCATCATCCGGGATGTGTTCGGCACGGTGAAGGAGAACGGTTACAGGCAGTACAACACTGCCTATGTGGAAATCCCGAAGAAAAACGGGAAATCGGAACTGGCGGCGGGCGTGGCGTTATATATGACCTGCGGTGATAATGAGTGGGGCGCGGAGGTTTACGGCTGCGCCTCAGACCGCCAGCAGGCATCCATCGTCTTTGACGTGGCGGTGGATATGGTGGAGCAGTGTCCGGCATTAAAGAAACGCATCAAGCCCGTTATGTCAGTAAAGCGGCTGGTCTATAAGCCAACCAACAGTTTTTATCAGGTGCTTTCGGCAGAGGCATATACGAAGCATGGTCTGAATGTACACGCTGTTATTTTTGACGAGCTGCACAGCCAGCCGAACCGGGAGCTGTTCGATGTCATGACCAAAGGCTCCGGCGATGCCAGGACGCAGCCTTTATTCTTCCTGATCACCACAGCCGGAACAGACCGCCATTCCGTCTGTTTCGAGCAGCACCAGAAGGCGGAGGACATCCTGCAGGGCAGGAAGACAGACCCTACATTTTACCCTGTGATCTATGGCGCGTCCGATGATGCGGACTGGTCATCGGAGGATGTGTGGAGGAAAGCGAACCCCTCGCTGGGGCATACCATTGACATTGAAAAAGTGCGGAACGCCTATCTGAGTGCAAAGGATAATCCCGCAGAGGAAAATATTTTCCGGCAGCTCAGATTAAACCAGTGGGTGAAGCAGTCCACAAGGTGGATGCAGATGGAGAAATGGGATGCCTGCGCCTTCCCCGTGGATGGGCGGGAAGTGCTGGGGCGGGAGTGCTACGGCGGGCTGGATTTATCCAGTTCCATTGACATCACCGCATTCGTCCTGGTATTCCCTCCGAGAAATGACACGGAGAAATATATTTTACTTCCGTACTTCTGGATACCGGAAGAAAATATGCGCCTGCGTGTGCGCCGTGACCATGTGCCGTATGACGTGTGGGAGCGGCAGGGATTTTTGCATACCACGGAGGGCAACGTGATCCATTATGGTTTTATAGAGAATTTCATTGATGATCTCGGAAAGAAATTTCATATCAAAGAGATCGCATTCGACAGGTGGGGCGCGGTGCAGATGGTGCAGAACCTGGAGGGGCTTGGCTTTACGGTGGTTCCCTTCGGGCAGGGCTTTAAAGATATGTCGCCGCCCACCAAGCGGCTGATGGAACTGGTGCTGGAGAAGAACATCGCCCACGGAGGCCACCCGGTGCTGCGGTGGATGATGGATAACATCTTCGTCCGCACGGACCCGGCGGGGAACATCAAGCCGGACAAGGAGAAGTCCACGGAGAAGATTGACGGCGCTGTGGCTGCCATCATGGGATTAGACCGTGCGATACGGAACAGCGGCATCAGCACGGGCAGCGTGTACGATGAAAGAGGGATTCTGACAATTTGATGTAGGGAGGTGCCTATGAAACTACCATCCATTTTTGGAACAAGGGGTGCGAGGGATAAGCCAAAGGACAGCTACGGCGGTTCGGCTTATTCCTTTTTCTTTGGAAGAAGCACCAGCGGGAAAAATGTAAATGAGCGTACCGCCATGCAGACCACGGCGGTCTATTCCTGTGTGCGGATACTGGCGGAGGCGGTTGCGTCTTTGCCGATTCATGTGTACCGCTATACGGATACCGGGAAGGAGCGGGTGTATGACCACCCATTATATTATTTACTCCATGACGAGCCGAACCCGGAGATGACTTCCTTCGTGTTCCGGGAGACGCTGATGAGCCATTTATTGATATGGGGCAATGCCTATGCGCAGATCATCCGTGACGGGAGCGGCAGGGTGTTATCTTTATACCCATTGCTCCCGGACAAGATGGAGGTTGACCGGGATGAGCATGGAAGGCTTTTCTACACCTATACCCGGAACACCGATGAGAACCCCAACTTTTCCGAATACGGGCGTGTGAGATTGAAGCCGGAGGATGTGCTGCATATCCCCGGCCTTGGCTTTGACGGGCTGGTGGGGTATTCGCCCATCGCAATGGCGAAGAACGCGGTGGGCATGACACTGGCCTGCGAGGAATACGGTGCGTCCTTTTTTGAGAACGGGGCCACGCCGGGCGGCGTGCTGGAGCATCCGGGGGTGCTGAAAGACCCGGCGAAGGTAAGGGAGAGCTGGCATTCCGTTTACGGCGGCTCCAAGAATGCCGGACGTGTGGCCGTTTTGGAAGAGGGGATGAAATTTCAACAGGTAGGGATTCCCCCGGAGGAAGCGCAGTTTTTGGAAACGAGGAAGTTCCAGATAGATGAGATCGCGCGGCTGTACCGCATTCCGCCGCACATGGTCGGGGATTTGGATAAGAGCAGTTTTTCCAATATCGAGCAGCAGTCTTTGGAATTCGTGAAATACACCTTAGACCCGTGGGTGATCCGGTGGGAGCAGTCCATACAGAGGGCGTTATTTCTCCCGCAGGAGAAGAAAGAATATTTCGTGAAGATGAACGTGGACGGCCTGCTCCGGGGCGACTACCAGAGCCGGATGAGCGGCTATGCAGTGGGGCGGCAGAACGGGTGGCTCTCCAGCAACGATATAAGGGAAATGGAAAATATGAACCTGATCCCGGAGGAAGATGGCGGGAACCTCTACCTCATCAACGGGAATCTATGCAAACTCAAAGACGCGGGGCTTTTCGGGAAAGCGCCGGGAGGGCAGGAGGATTCCCCGGAGACTTAAACTGCCTTTAAGAACAGTGCAACTACAGGACGGTTGCATCAGCAGTTATACTACTGGTGCAGATACTGCACTTCGTTGTATGGCGGATGCCCGCAGGAACGCCGTAAACAGGGCGTTTCCGGGGAAACGGTGCGGTTTTTGGTGTGCTTTAAAACACACTTAAGAATACCAGCAGGTAAGGTACGGTGATTTTAGAGGCGCTGAAACCACCCGGTGCGTCCTGAAGCCGGACAGCCGCAGAAATGCCGTAAATTGGGGATTCTTTGGGGATTGCGGGAATTGGAGGGTGTGTTTTAAAGCACACGTTGACTACTTTAAGCGGACAATTGTTCTTCCACAGATAACAAATGCCGTGTCCGGTATCAGGACAGCGGCGGTGGCGGAAGGGGACAGTTCCGCTGTCGGTAACACGATAGAATTACTTTTCCTGAACCAGAGGATCGGATTCCCTGCCTGACAGTATTGTGACGGCATCCTGCTATCACTGGCAGGATGCGGAAAGTGCCGTAAACAGGGAGTTTGTGGGAATTGGCAGGGATTTCAGGGTGTGTTTTTGGCGCACCTTGTTTTAGCTGTAGTAAAAGCAGCGTGTGTTATAACACAGTATTTCAGGAGACAGGAGGGCTGAAAGAGTGAAGAGGAAGTTCTGGAACTGGATCAAAAATGACGCGGGAGGGGAGGAGGAGCGCACCCTCGTACTGAACGGTGAGATTTCGGATGAGACGTGGTACGGGGATGAGGTGACGCCTGCGCTGTTCGCAAAGGAGCTGAATGCCGGGAGCGGCAACATCACCGTGTGGATCAATTCACCGGGCGGCGATGTATTCGCCGCGGCACAGATTTACAACATGCTCATGGAGTACAAAGGCGATGTGACCGTGAAGGTGGACGCGCTGGCGGCTTCGGCAGCCTCCGTTATCGCTATGGCAGGCACCACGGTGCTGATGTCCCCGCCAAGTTTAATGATGATCCACAATCCGATTACGGTAGCAATCGGTGATTCCAAAGAGATGCAGAAGGCGGGGGAGATGTTAAATGAAGTGAAAGAGGGCATCATGAACGCCTACGAGATCAAGACCGGGATGGACCGTAAGAAGATATCCCACCTCATGGATGCGGAAAGCTGGTTTAACGCGAAGAAGGCCGTGGAGCTTGGCTTTGCGGACGGCATCCTGCACGGGAAGGAAGATACAGAAGAAGGGGATGGGGAGGAAGAACTGGAAGGGCTGATGTTCTCCCGGACAGCGGTGACCAATTCCCTGCTTACAAAACTGATTCCGAAAAAGCCGGAGGCAAAGGTACCCATAGAGCAGCTTGAAAAGAGATTGAACCTATTAACACATTAAATTTTATGGAGGGAAATGTTATGAGCAGGATTTTAGAACTGAGGGAGAAACGGGCAAAGGCATGGGAGGCGGCAAAGAAGTTCCTTGACAGCAAGCGCGGTGAGGACGGGCTGCTTTCCGCAGAGGACACCGCCGCCTATGAGAAGATGGAGAAAGAGGTAGTCGATCTTGGGAAGGAGATCGAGCGCCTGGAGCGGCAGGCCGCCATTGACGCGGAGCTGAATAAGCCCACCTCCGAGCCCATCACCAACAAGCCCAATAACCATCCCGATGGGGAGGAAAAAACGGGCAGGGCGACTGACAATTACAGGAGGACGTTCTGGAACGCCATGCGCCGGAAGAATTTCTTCGATGTGGAGAACGCCCTGCAGGTGGGCACGGATTCCGAGGGCGGCTACCTTGTGCCGGACGAATTCGAGCATACGCTGGTGGAGGCGCTGGAGGAAGAGAACTGTTTCCGGGGACTTGCCACAGTCATCCAGACCTCCAGCGGCGACAGGAAGATTCCCGTGGTGGCATCCAAAGGCGAGGCGTCATGGATTGACGAGGAAGGGGCGTACCCGGAATCGGATGATTCCTTCGGTCAGGTCTCCATCGGCGCTTTCAAGGTGGCGACCATGATCAAGGTATCGGATGAGTTACTGAATGACAATGTATTCAACTTAGAGGCTTACATCTCCAAGGAGTTCGGGCGCAGGATCGGCACCAAGGAGGAGGAAGCCTTTTTCATTGGGGACGGCAAGGGCAAGCCGACTGGTATTTTAAATGCCACGGGCGGCGCTTCCGATGGCGTGACCACCGCCACGGCGAATATCACCTTTGATGACGTAATGGATTTATTCTATTCCCTGAAAGCGCCTTACCGCAAAAAGGCTGTGTGGCTGCTAAATGACACCACGGTGAAGGCCCTGCGGAAACTGAAAGATAACAACGGGAATTATATCTGGCAGCCTTCCGTGCAGGCAGGGGTGCCGGACATGATTTTAAACCGCCCTTACCACACTTCCTCTTATGTGCCGGAAGTGGCGGCGGGCAGCAAGGTGATGGCGTTCGGTGATTTCTCTTACTACTGGATTGCTGACAGGCAGGGCAGGAGTTTCAAGCGTCTGAATGAGTTATTTGCGGCAACCGGGCAGGTGGGATTCCTGGCAAGCCAGAGGGTGGACGGCAAGCTGATCCTTGCCGAAGCGGTAAAGACCATGAAGGTGAAATCTTCTGCATCATCGGGATCATAAGAAGGGAGGCGGCATGGATGGCAGTCCTGACATTGGAGGAGACGAAACAGTATCTCCGGGTGGACAGTGCGGATGAGGACGATTTCATTTCCGGGCTGGTCGAGACCGGGGAAAGCCTGTGTGCGGATGTGGCGCGGATGGAGATAGCAGAACTGGAAGCGCATCTGCCAATGGTGCGGATTGCCGTCCTGTATGCCGCCGCCTACCTTTACGAACACCGGGAGCAGGCCGACCACGGGGAACTGGCGGGGACGCTGCGCTCCCTTTTATTCGGCATACGGAAAGAGGTGTTCTGATGTCTTTGGGAGAATGGAAAGACAGGATAATCATTCAGAAAAGCGTGGCGGGCAATGACAAAGCCGGGAATCATATTTTATCGTGGCAGGATTATTACACCTGCCACGCCTATGTGAACAACCTTTCCGGGAAGGAGTATTGGGAGGCGGCACAGCTTAATGCGGAGAAAGAGATATTTTTCCTCATCCGCTATTGCAGCGAAGCCGCCGCTATCGACACGGAGCATTTCCGCATCCTGTTCCGGGGGCAGGTGTATAACATCACATTTATCGACAATGTGAAATACCAGAATAAAACCATAAAGCTGCGGGCGGCTTTGGAAAAGAGGTAGGAATGTCTGAAAAGAAAGTATCCATCGAGCAGATGGCGGAGGCGGTCATGGACGGCCTGATCGAATATGCCGGGCTTGCCACGGACGTGATGAAGGACTGCGTCACCAAAGCCGGGAACACGGTGAAATCGGAAGTGAAAGCCAATGCCCCGGTTCGGACGGGGCAGTACAAAAAAGGGTGGGCTGTGAAGAAACAGAAGGAGACCGCCAATTCACTGGAACTGGTGGTGCATAACAAAAAGCGTTACCAGCTCACCCATTTGCTGGAAAAAGGCCATGCAAAGCGGGGCGGCGGGAGGGTGCGGGCATTCCCCCATATCGCACCTGCGGAACAGGCCGGCATCCGGGAACTGGAGGAAGGCATCAAAAGGGGGCTGGAAGGATGAAGCACGGAGAAGTATTGAAGATGATGGAGGAAATGAAGCTGCCTTTTGCCTATGACCATTTCGTGGAGGGCGAATCCCCGGAGCCGCCTTTCCTCGTATTTTTATATCCCAAAGCTGACAATTTCGCAGCGGACGGGATTGCGTATTTCAAAATCAACCAGCTTGATATCGAACTGTACACCGATTTGAAAAATCCCGACTTAGAGGAAACCATAGAGGCGGTGCTTTTGAAGCATGGCATTTTCTACGGGAAATCGGAAACGTGGATAGAGTCGGAAAAGCTGTATGAAGTCTTGTATGAAATGGAGGCCTGACATGAAGAACAACAATAAAGTGAAATTCAACATCTGCAACTGCCATTATGCCTTGCAGAAAATACAGGAGAATGGGGAGATCGGGTTTGAAAATCC